TCAGATCGACAACCTCAAGGCGAGGGCATTAGCTCGTGCCGCCAATATGACGCTGGAGCAGGCTGAGAACGATCAAGAGGCTGCCTTTGCGGCGTATGAGCGTAGAGGGCTAGAGGATAGGCTGCTATTCTCTCAACTGTCTAAGGGGTCCGTAGATGCTCTGAGAGCCCGTGTAGAGGAGTGGAAGCCTACGGTACTGGTCATAGATCAGATTCGCAATCTAGAGAGCGGGGAGGATGGCCTACCGGCTAGGCTTGAGTACAACGGGCAGATGGTCCGTCGCCTGTTGCTGGATTACGGGCTTATCGGGATCAGCGTTACGCAAGCTGGAGGAAGCGCCGAGGGCAAGGTGTGGCTTACGATGAACGATATGGATAGCTCTAAGACTGGCCTTCCCGGTACTGCTGACTTGATTATTGGCGTAGGCGGGAATGCCGACATGATGGCTCGTGGGCAAAGAGCCCTGTCATTCCCCAAGAACAAGCTGTCTAGTGCGGAGAACGCACACGAAGGGATCATAGTAGAGATAGACCACAGTAGGAGTTCTTTTAAGTGAAATCAACGGTTAAGACAGTCGAGCAGGCGCTGGGCATAGTGGTGGAGATTGTTGCTGAGCGTAAGCGCTGGGGACGACAGGGATCAGTACCGTACGCCATAGATCAGATTATGGATGCTATTGTGCTGCTGGCAGAGGAAGGGGCTTTGTCGAACAAGGAGGAACTGACTAAGTTACGCCGCCAATTAGCTGCATGTCAGAATAGGGAAATTGCTAGAACTGGCAAGCGGTTAGACACGACGAGCGAACAAAAGTAGTCGAAAACATCATATACTAGTATAGGAGACATGAAAATGATTGGGCGTCTTATGATCGGTATTGCCTTGGCAATGATTGCCTCGGTTTCTTTGGCAGGGACGTTCATTGGGCTTAACAACCCCGACATGAAGCAGAAGTGGCTTTGTGCTAGTCAGTCTTTCTCTGCCGACGGACAGACTGTCTATGGAGTGTGTCAGCTTACGGTTCCGGCCGTTGGCCGTTACGTGCAGTCAGCGCGGTATCAGTATGCTACTACATGGGATGTGAACACTGGGGCTGTGACTCTCGGAGCACAGACTTGCTTTAGCCCGCAGCATATCGGAGTAGACCATAGTGGCTGCCCACAGATGGTGTCTTTACTGGATACTAATGTGGTTATTCAACTGGATGGCGTGTCATTTTGGTATGCGTCTACCAGTGTCAATGGTGACATCCTGTTAACTTCCAGCTTGGTATGGAGACCCTAACAATGTTCGGAATCACATTTGCATGAATGGGTCGAACTTAATCATCGTAACCATCGGAGATATACATGAGTGAATTTACCCCCCGTGTCGTCCGCCGCCCCGGATATGAGGTAGTGTTCGGCATCATTGATTTGACCGAGCGGCAGGTTTCCCTGATTATGGGAGCGCTGGCTACTCTGTCTACGGACAACGAGCGGGTTGCAGACGGTTATCCGCTGTATTCCGATCTTTTCGATTCTGTCGAAGCGCTTAATAATGATGTCGTTAGTGACATTAACATCGAGCTGAGTCCGTACGTGATCGGAACGCTTGACGGTACCGATCCGACCGTGAAGATACGTGAGCTTATCGAGGCTGTGAAAGCTGCTAACGCAGGCTAATGCTTCCTAAGTTCCTAGAAAATCTAGACCCGGAGATATTCCTAACGGATAACTACTTGGTGCTAGACTTCGAGGTAGACACTAGCCACGGGGACCACGGCTCCCCGATACACGATGCCAATAAGCTGCTATTGGCGTGCTGGAAGACGGCGGGCGGTGCTACGCAGGCGAATTGGGGAGGGGAGTTCGAGCAAGCTAGACTGCTTGCGGAGATTGAGAGGGCAGACTTTGTGGTGGCCCATGCTGCAAAGTACGAGCTAGGATGGCTCAAGAGAATGGGCGTCGATTTGCGAAAGGTGTTCGCATTCGATACGATGATAGCGGAGTACGTGCTGCTGGGGAACCTGGCAGCCGGAGCAAAGGAACTTGGCATGGTTCCCTTGTCTATATCTCTAGACATGTGCTGTCGGCGTAGGGGCTTCCCCGTAAAAGATCCGACAGTGGATACGATGATCCACAACGGAATCAATCCGGCATGTATTCCGCGAGAGTGGCTTGAGGGCCGGTGTCGGCAGGACATGGAAACTACTGAGCAGGTATTCCTAGATCAGAGGAAAGACTTGCAAAAACGGGGGCTGCTGCCTGTCCAGTACACACGTTGTCTGCTGACGCCGGTCCTCGCGGATATACAGTTTGAAGGGCTCTGTCTAGACGAGGAACTTGTACGAAAGACGCACGCAGAATACGCGATACAGCTTGTCGCCTTGCAGAATCAGATGGACAAGCTGACGGGTGGTATCAACATGCGGTCTGCCCTACAGGTGGCGGAACATGTGTATGGCGTACTCGGCTTTCGGGAGTTAACCGACAAGAGAGGGAATCCCAAGAGAACGCCGGAGAACAAGCGCAAGGTAGACAGCAAGACACTAGACCGTCTAGTTGCCCACAATGCGGCACAAAGGGAGTTCCTGTTGCTCCGCAAGGAGCTGTCCAAAGTAACCCACGCATTATCCAAGAACCTAGACTTTTTCCTTGGTGTCTGTGAGGAGTATGGCGGGAAATTCCATGCTGAGATTCATCAAACAACTACCGCGACGAGTCGTCTGTCTAGCACTGGCATCCCTCTCGTATTCGAGAGCATCAAGACGGAAAACGGCAAGCCTAGTACAAAATCCGTCCAGTTTCAGAATACGCCGAGAGGATTTAAGCGCCTATTCAAGGCAAAGCGACCGGGATTTCTCATGGCAGAGCCGGACGGTAGCGGACTTGAGTTCCGAACTGCTGTCTACTTGGGGGACGACGAACGGGGTAGATGTGACATCGAAGATCAATCATTTGACCCCCATCGGTTTACCGCCTCGGTCCTACACAATGCAAGTATTCAGGAAGTAAAGGACAACGAAGCGGAGAGCAGTGCTAAGAATGTCGATTCGTGGAGACAGCTTGCGAAACCGGACACCTTCAAGCCTCTCTACGGCGGCAGTAAGGGCACTCCTGAGCAGGAGCGGTATTACGCGGCATTCCGTGAGCGGTATCCCGGAATCGCAGCAGCACAGGAATCATGGGTAAAACAGGCATTACTAGAGAAGCGAGTAGTAACCCCGTGGGGGCTGACCTACTACTTCCCTACGGCAAAACTAAGCGAGAGCGGATACTGTAATGTCACGGCTACGGTCTACAACTATCCGATTCAGGCGCTGGCTACTGCTGAGATTATACCCGTCGCTCTGGTCTATCTCTGGCACGGGATTGTGGAATCTGGACTTGATGATGATGTCTATATCGTCAACACCGTACACGATAGCGCTGTGTGCGAAGTACGGTCGGAAGCTGTTGACAGATTCTCCGCACTGGCTAAGAAGTGCTTTACTTTGGATGTCTATAATTTTCTTAGCCGTATCTACGGTATGGATTTCAACGTCCCTCTCGGCGTGGGTCTGAAGATAGGAAGCCACTGGGGACAGGGCAAGGAACAGAGTTTCAACGTCTACCGCGACGGTAGAGAGGTACAGGTAAAATGATTGTGACGAGAAATTGGAGTGCAACCTTTTTTGCGGCGGCACTCACATTGCAAAACATACGTATATACGTACTGGAAAATCTATGAACGTATGGAAGTCGCACACGCATATCACGATTGGGTTGACTCTAGCCGAGGCAGGTCGCCTACAGGCTGTTTTAGAGACTACCCGTAGTGATGCATTTGATTTGTCTATGGCGGAACTAAGCCGTGGATTGACAGCGGTAGGCGTCTACGCCGAGTTTCCGCAAGACGATGAATTGATTGATGATTTTGACACACACTCGGAGGAGTACACTTGACGCAGTATAAGGGCTTTGTAGCCAAGATCGGCACGCTGGATGGCAAGAGTAAAAAGCCTCCGTACCGTGCCTATACGAAATATTCTTTCAAGGTGGAAAAGGAAGATGGCACTGAATACCCCGAGTGGTTCAGCTTCGGATTCGACTCGCCCCCCTTCAAGGAAGGCGACTACATCAGCTTCGAGATTGAAGAAAGGAACGGATACACGACGGTCAAAGCAGGATCGGGCAGCGTCAGTAAGAATCCTCCGGCGCGAAATACAGCGAAGAAGGCGGGAACTACGCAGGTTGCAGGAACTGTATCTAGCGATACGGGGACTGACTCCGGAGCAGACCGGCAGACTCAGATTGTCCTACAGCACAGTCAGGAAATGGCTATCAGGCTTGTGGACTCTCTGCTTGGGCATGATGCCCTTCCGATCAGCGCCGCTAAGACAGCCGCAGGAACAGCCAAGCGATACGACGAAGTAATGTCCTTCGTGGATAAGCTGACCGTCAAGCTGTACAACGACGTGGTTACTGCCCGTCTACTTGAGACAGTGGCGGATACCGTAACAGTGACTAAGGCCGATGGGGCCATTCCTTCACAGGAGCCAA